TGGCCTTGAGCGAATCTATAAGCACCTGATGGGCCTTGGCGCGCATACCAAAGAAACGCACTTTGTCTTCGAGGCACGGGGCGGGAAAGAGGATGCTGACCTGGAACTGGCTTTCAGGAGAGTCTGCGACGGGCGGAATTGGGGGCAGAAGAAATATCCTTTCGAAATCTGCATCGCAGACAAAAAGACCAACTCCGTTGGCCTCCAGATTGCTGACCTTACCGCCCGGCCCATTGGGCTTTCTGTACTGCGCCCAGGGCAACCGAACAGGGCGTACGACATCCTCACAAAGAAAATCGGTCGTTATGGCAAAAAAGTTTTCCCATAGCCCAAAAAGCGAAAGGCCCCTGAGTCAAAGTCTCAGGGGCCTAGCGCCGGCCGCGTAGTCGCAACCCATTTATCGGTAAGCTGTCGGAGATACCATCATCGGTTTCTCCCGTGCTTGTGAGACGATTAAAGCATCTGCTTGGTCACGCGTACACAGATTTTTTTTTAAAAAGGCGCCGGTTCCTCTGACTCAAATGCGTCAGGCGCCTCTTTCGGCCTGTCGTCATCCTCCGACGCTTCCCACTTGAGAGTGATCGACGAATCCTCATGATTCAGCGTCAGGTCGATCCCGTCCGCCTCCGATATCGCATTCACGATCTCGCTCCACTCCCTCTCCCCGTCCGTGTCCAGCCGATGAATCCTCACCTCCCGCCTTTCCTGGGCGATCGGGTGATTGATCATCGACGACACCCGCAGATTCAGCCGCTCAAGGTTCGACATAGCACCTGAACTAGGCTTCCCACCGAACAACGAATTGCTCATCCTGGCCTCCTTAATACTGGATATGCATACAGCTCTAAGCGTAACCAAAAATTTCGGTGCAAAAAACCAACGCGCGAAAATAAAGGCATACCTGTTGACTCATGATAAAGGTACACCTATATTCGCCTTATCAACCACAGCACGGAGCTTCCAAAATGTCTATCGCAACCATCACCGCATACGGGCTAACGGGCGTGTTAGGCCGTGGTGCAGCACCGCGGGAGCTGGAATGTCTGCTCGCGGTCGCCGCTGGCTGCAGCACCAAACAAATCGCGAAGGACCTAGGTTTGGCGCCGGATAGTGTCAGCAAACGATTGCTCGCTCTGACAACAAAATTGGGCGTCGTAAAGCGAACCCAACTGGTGGCCCGGGCGTTCGCGATGGGCCTGATTTCATTCGCTGGCGTTAGCAATCCGACACCGGATGATCAACAACGAGACGAAACACAAGACGGCATCCTGATCGCGTGACGCTGCCGCAGCGGCGAACGCCTTACGTAAGGGCGTTGTCCGGTGATCAGGCGTAACTGACCCAATCCAACTGTTTTTTTGCGAAAGCCAACAGCGCGGCCGGGAATCGTTCGGCCTGAAATAAGGAGATTCCATGCTCATCCTCACCCGTCGCGTAGGCGAAGCCCTGCGCATTGATAGCGAAGTTTCCGTGACAATCCTCGGTATCCAAGGCCAGCAGGCACGTATGGGCATACAGGCGCCGGCCAGCGTTGAGGTTCACCGTGAGGAGATATTCCAGCGCATTCAGCGCGAACTCGCGGCTAGCGGCCCGTCACACATCGACGATCGCGTTAAGGCCGTCGCTCGCGAGGTCGATCCGCGTCAAGTATTTACCCGAATTAACCCCGGCGGTTTCCGCGCAGACGATCTGGTGTTCAGCGACACCGGCTTTGTCGATGAGTACGCACAGCGGGCGTTCGTGCTGTTCCTTAGCGGATACCGCGCAGCATTGGAGGCCAGCCAATGATCCGTGCCTTGATCTTCAGCATTCTGCTGTTCGCCCTCGCGGGAGCCGTCTATGCCGACGATCCCCAACAGGTGATCGATGTTCAGCACGACGCCCACCGCCAGGTGACCTGCTGGATCATCCCAGGCACGGGTATCTCATGCCTGCCCGACAGCCAGCTGCGCCTACCCGCCCCGGTCCCCAACCACGTCCGGGAACGCACGAACCCGGCGAGCGCACCTACCCCGCGCCAGCACGCTGAGGTGTTCGAACTATGAGCATTCACACATCTAACGGATCGCGAATCATGATCCGGACAGAGTTCGAAAGCCTGGGCGATCGTTTGATCCGCTTCGGCCAAGCCTTGCAGGACTCGACCACAACCGTGGCCCAGCTCACCGCTCTGGCGAACTCATGCGGGATCGCGCTCAAGCTCCGCGCCGTTGCGGATAGTGGTGACCAGCCATGCGAATGAAGACTGAGCATTTCAACCGACTGGTGACTCTGTCGACACGCGAAGGTCTGTCGCTGCGGACCTACTTGATCATGGCGCGCCGCGCTCTGCGGCACATCATCGTCGCGGATGCCGAAGAGCGCGCTGAGATGCGTCGCGACATTCGCGCGTACAAACGCAGCCTCCCCTTCACCCAGAAAGCGATGGATTCGCTGCTGGACGCGCACCAGCGGATGCAAAAGCACACTCGCGGAGTGCTGATCGCGTACGGCCAGTTCCTGCGCGACCATCATCGGGCGATCGAGGACGAACTCGGCTGGGATGGCCTTTGCGATGTGCTCTGCGTGAATCCTGTGCACCGCGCCGAGGCATGCGAGCATGACAAAGGTTTGTTCGGACTCACCTGGATCGGTGGTCACTTCGAAGATAGCGCGACCGTTTATGAAAACGTTCTAGCTGGGTCGGGGCCGATCACAAAGGCGGTCAGTTCAGCGTTACTGGACTGGGTGATGAAGAACAGCGACAAGCTGCCTGATCCCATGGCCCCTGGTGGTCCACTGTACGGCCTCCCAACCTACTACCAGCAGCCCGACGGCAGCATGGCACGCAAGAGCGCTCCGCTCACCGTACATGATCCGAACGGCAGCATCCGTGTGGTCGAGCGGAAGATCGAGCCCGCAGGTGGGAAACCGAAACCACCTGACGCGTCAGTTTCAGCGCTGAAAACAAACCTGACGAGTCAGGAGTAAGACCGAATGCGCTACATGACCATCAGGAAATTCGCCAGCGAGTCTGGCTACAGCGAGGACGCTATCCGCTCGAAGATCCGTGATGGAATTTGGCGGTTGGGCGAAATTTGGTATCGCGCTCCGGACGGCCGGACGCTGATCGACACACAAGGATATGAGTCATGGGTAGAGACGGGCGGGGAGTTCGGGCGATCTCCGATTCGAGCATCGAAATCACGTTCATGTATCGGGGCGTCCGGTGCCGCGAGCGCATCACGCTCAAGCCCACCGCCACTAATCTGAAGAAGGCCGAGCAGCACAAGGCTGCGATTGAGCACGCGATCTCCATCGGCACGTTCGATTACTCCGTCACCTTCCCAGGATCGGCTAGGGCGGCGAAGTTCGCGCCCGAGGCCTCGCATGAAACCGTCGCCGGATTCCTCACCAGGTGGCTCGCGTCGAAGAAGAAGCACCTTTCCAGCAGCACGTATGACGGCTATCGCAAGCTGGTCGAGCATCGGCTTGTGCCGGCGCTGGGCACGCACATGATGGTCGATCTGAAGCGGAAGACGATCAAGGACTGGCTCAACACGTTGGAGATCGGCAACAAGACGCTGAGCAATATCCAAAGCTGCCTGCGCTCAGCCATGACCGAAGCGATCGACGAGGAGTTGATTGAGAACAATCCAATGGCGGGATGGACCTACAAGCGCAAGGCGGCGCCCACCGATGATGATGACGTCGACCCGTTCACCCCGGAAGAGCAGCGCGCGATCATCGCAGCGGCAAACGGGCAAGCCGCCAATCTGATGCAGTTCGCTCTCTGGACGGGCTTGCGGACGAGCGAACTGGTCGCATTGGATTGGGGCGATGTAGATTGGATTCGCGGCGAGGTGATGATCACCCGGGCGATGACCCAAGCATCGAAGGGAATCGCTGAGATACCGAAGACGGCAGCCGGTCGAAGGGCCGTAAAGCTACTGGGTCCAGCCTTGGCAGCACTGAAGGCGCAAAAGGATCACACCTACTTAGCCGGCAACGAAGTGTTCCAAAACCCCCGGACGCTCGAGCGCTGGGCCGGCGACGGCCCTATCCGTAAAACTATGTGGGCACATGCGGTGAAGAAGGCAGGCGTTCGTTATCGGCGTCCATACCAGACAAGGCACACGTACGCATCGATGATGCTATCGGCCGGGGAGCATCCAATGTGGGTCGCTAAGCAAATGGGCCACTCAGATTGGACGATGATTGCGAGAGTCTACGGTCGCTGGATGCCGCAGGACGAAAGCAGCTCCGGAAATAAGGCCGTTAAGGCTTTTGGTACTACTGCAAAAAAAGAAAGCCCACTGAAATCAATGAGTTGAAAATTGCCTTTCAATAAATTTTGACTCTTATTTTCAGATCATAGAGAATGCGGCGAA